CAACTTCTTGTTTAGGTCGTAAAAAAATGTCATGCTGTTATCCTCTAGGGTTGGCGCCGGTGGCTGGTTTGGGTGGTCTCTTGACCTTGGTCATAGGGCTTTTATCTCCCATGGGCAAATCGTTTGTAGTCCGAGCAGGAGGTGTCTTGCCGCCGGCCACAGTAAAGTCACTGCGGTAGGTATTCTTTAATACCGCATGTTGATCATAAGGTGCTGAATAATCTTTGCTAAGTGCTTTCTGTTCTGCATCAGGTGCAGGATAGTCTGTATCGGCGAGCAGATCCTTGTTTTGATCTTCAACCTTTTCTTTTTCGTCCGCCATGCTGTCTTCATAGGCCGTGGTCAACAAACGAATGCGATTGGGATCCATGCCCAACAGTTGAGCTATCTGTTGTATTTGGGGCTCGATGGCTGGATAGCGGAATTCGCAGTCCATGCTGTTGACACTTTCGTTGGCATGTGCTGGAAAGTCTGCTGGTTTGAGCTGAATAGGAGTTTTCTTGACCGCTGAAACTTTTACAGGGTCAAATTGTTTGAGTTTTTCATCCAGTGCTTTGAGAAAAGCAGGTTCGATGTCACCCACAATTTTGATGCGATAATTGTAGGTTCTTTGGCTTTCAGCAAGGTATTCTTGAAATTTTTTCATATTTGTATCCCTATATGATATTTATGCTTTGTTATTGTTTTGGCTGTTTGTGCCTTTGATCATTTCCAACAAATCATTGCGACTCAGCACTTGTCCATGCGCAGTTTGTGTGGGCTCGTCGCCCTGTGCGTCTCGGTCCAATTTGACTTTTTTCATTTGCAACTCGACCATTTTGAGTTTTTTGTTGAGCTTGGCTGTTTTGGCTGTGAGTGCATGTCCCAGCATGGTTCCAGCCACGGCAAATATCTCACTGGCATATCTACTATCCACGTTAAAGCCCAGGTCCATGAGATTGTCAAAGGTTTCTTGGGCCTTGGCAGCTATGTCGTCCATTTCTACATCACTTGCATCCAGTCCTTTGACTGCTGGCAGGGCCTGATCAATCTTGTCTATGGTAGCGTCGATTTCTTGCAGTTGAATTTGAGTCGCAGGAACCGTGGAGGCCTCTGTGGTCTCGCTTTCGCAATCTGTGGGCGGCAAATCAAACAATTCTTCCAGTTTTCGAGTCATACCATATTTACCGGCCTTATTTGCGGCCGTTACGGAACATGTCGTCTTCGGTTATGACTCTAAAAGTAAGCCCGTTGCGTCGAGCCCATTTGGTGGCTGCGTCCCATTTGGCATAATTCACAGCCACTATGGCTCCGTCTCTGGCAGTCATTCGGCTTTCGATCACGCTTTGTTTTTTGGGCTTGATTTCTACCAGTTCTGCTATGAGCTGATTGGCCCGATTTCTATAGGTTATCAAGAAATCGGGCACATACATGCTTTGTTTACCTGTCACAGGATTTCTATAAGGTATGCTGATGCTTTCGCTGGCCCAGTTGACCACATGTTCGTTGTTGTCAAGAAAGCGCATGAATGCATGTTCCCACCCCGAACGGTAACGAGGTGCACCTTTGCCCACGTACTTGTGAGCATTTTTGATCACATAATTACCTTGGGCAAACTTGCTCATTGTCTTACATTGTGTGCCACATAGTAGTTGGGTGTCACGGGTTGATTCACACCCAACAAGGTGCTGGCACTTCTAAGATTGTTTAGATAATAACTCAGAGTCAAGGTCAATTCAACCGCGTTCATGCCCTGAAACTGTTGTAGCAGATCCATGACTGGTATTTGACTTTGCTCGGCGATCCTAAACACAGTCACAGTAAAATTACCAGCTGCTTCGGCTGTACCAAATTGACTGCGCATGTAACTATAAACCGCATCATATTCTTGAGCTGCTACAGTTTCTGAATATTCATAGAACCTGTCAAATATTTGAACGGTCTGATCTATGCGAGGATTGTAACTGTTTACCGATCCCATGATCAAGTGTTACCTGTGGTAAAATTCACTGTGCCCGATTGTGGTGGAGTAGGAGGTGTACCTGCTCTTGGAAACAGCATGCCATTGGACTTGTTCATAGCAGTACGCATGGCACCAGGCAGGCTTTCACGAAGCACTTGTTTGGCGCCCAGTCTGGCTTCCTCTAGAGCTATGCTCTTGGCATCTTTGCCTTTGAATGTGTTGTAGGTTGCGCCCATTTTTTGTACCGCTCCAAGAACATTTTGCACACCACCGCGACCGTCGGCCAACAAGGCCAAGTCTTCAAATGTTCCAGTGATGGCATCAATGGCTCCACCCTGTCCAAACACCGTGGCAGTTGAACCTGGTCTGGCCAAGGCACTCTTGACTGTGTCATAGTAGGCTGGATCGCCAAAGCCCACCACAGTGCTGCTGGGTGTTGCACCGCCCACTGCACCTTGTCCATATTTTACTGTTTCATAGCGTATGGTCATGGTGTTGGTCATTATTCCACCGCCTTGTGCATAATCGTAGGTGTCGTGATCCCAGTTGGTGATCATGGGGTTGATCAAGGTATAGCTGGCAAAACGTTTTTGACTCATTCCGTATATGGTAATGTCTTTGAAAAAGGGAGGCTTTCCGCCTTCTAATCCGGCACCTACGTTTCTAGTGCCATCGTAATAACTTTCTCCCACATATCCCCAGTCGTTGACTTGACGATCTCCGCTGTAGGTGTCTCTAGTGTTGTATCCAAATCCATTTTGCATAGTCTGTAACGGGCCAATGGTGCCATTGGTCACAGGATTGCCGTTGTACTTCTGGCTGGGATCTTTGTAGTAGTAACTGAAATAGTTGTACCACATGTTTCTGATGAGATCGCCTTGATCGTCATTGAACACAATTTGCACAGGGTTGTAGTCTATTTTGCTTTGTACCAAACGCTTGCGATTGTATTGATTCAGCGTGTCTACAGCTACGGTATAACTGGGCAGTTGAATGTTCTTGACCATGATGCCAACTCGTGCCACGTCGCCTTGACCAAACACACTTTGCAGAGCAGGAATTTGTCCTGTGTTTATGTTGAAAAACACATGGAATAAAAACTTGTAGCGAGGACTTGATTCGTAGCCGTTGGTACGAAATGTCTTGCTGGCGTGAGCGTAATCTTTGAGGCCGTTGGGTACAAAAAACCCTTGTAGGAAATCCTGGCCGAAGCTCATGACTGTTAGATCAGGCCGTTGCCTGCACCTGTGGCCACGTCGCCCAGCGTTCTTCCTACAATAGCACCAACTCCGCTTCCTGTTGGAGTCTGAACAGCATTGTCAAAGCGTATGGTCATGGAAATTGTTGCAGCTTCGCTGGCACCGTAGTCCATGTTGTTGTAGTTGACTTCGCTGAGATAACAACCGTAAATTTCCCAAGTTTCAAGAGCGATAGGTTCATTGGCACCGTTGCCACCATCCAACACTTCAAAGCGTGTAAGGAACTTGTAGTCAATACCCGATGCGGCAGAACTCTGCTCCATGAAGTCCAACTGTTTCTGTAGTTGTTCGCCGACCAGTTTGCTGACATTGCCGCCAGCATCGTCGCGTAATTGACAGGTAATGTCAGCCCAGCTGTATTTGCCAGCCAACTTGATGGTGCTGTTGTAGATAGGCAAATCAATGGCTTCAAAACTCACTGAAGGACGTGTAAAATCCATGACTTGTTTGGTAAGTTCTGTTCTAGGTGTGCTGACACCAAAATTTTCAAATATCACTCGGAAGCGATACTTGAGTTTGGGCATCAACAAGCCCTGATTTGGGTTGCTCTGGTCACTTGCCAAGGGCACTGTCATTCTACTGAGCGATGAAACGGCCATTTGTTATCTCCTATATACTGTTATTTATGGTAGCTTTAGGCCGCCAATCCTGCTGAAATTTCACCAGTGTTCTTGATGCGTACTGGTATGTAGATAAACTCAACAGCTTTCACTGGCTCTATGGCAATGTCCACATACAGTTCGTTGCGATCAATACGGGCTGGTGTGTTGTTGGTCAAGTCGCAAACTACCAGGTAGTCATAGATACCGCGCTTGGCTACCAGATCAATCATCAAACTGGTTATCACGTTGGAAATTTCGTTGCGTGTGATTTGATCTTTGGGTTCAAACAGGAACTGCTTGCCGATGCTGTCCAAGCGACCACGTATGAATGCTACCAAACGTGCCACGTTGATACGATCCAATGCACTGGTAATAGAAGTTGTGGTCTTGTTACCAAAGTTGGTGATACCTACACCAGGAATAAACGTGATTGGGTTGATACGATTTTCGTACAACACATCACGCAAGCCTTGCCGCACACCAATGGTATCAAACTCACCAGTGGCGCTGTTGATATAACCAATCAAGGCAGCATTGTCAATGACACCACGACGTGTTCCAGCTGGAGCCAACCAAGGGAAGCTGACTTCATCACTGCGAATAATAGTGCGGATCATCATATGGCTGGGTGGTTGTACCACTGGGCTGCCTGTGGTATCTGTGGTCTGACAGCTGGGATAGAACACTCCGCAATAGACATCAGATGCTGCCAAGCCGTCGCCGGTGTTGGTGCCCAGACCGTTGTTGTTGGTTGCCCATGTTACCACATCTTCAGGACTCAAACGCAAAGGTGTGTCACCAATGATAAACGCTGTGTTGTTGCGTTCATTGTTGAGTGCAATCATGTTGGGTATCAACTCTGGATACTGTGGGCATGCTATCAAGTTAAATGTGTTTTGCTCTTCACGCAAGGTTGTGCTGGTATCAATTGCGGCCTTGAGTGCCTGTACCACCTGAACACGTTGTGCCTGACGACCCATGTAGGGACTGCCATTGGCCCTGGTTGGGTTTTGTGTAACCCAGGCATTGGTCTCTGCTGGCAGTGATTGATCTGGGTAATCCGTGGAATTGAAATAATCAACACGGAATGCCTTGACATTGAATCCACTGCGACGTGTGTTCCACAACAACATGCCTTCTGGATACAGTGAAGGATCTGGTGCATCCAAATCCAAATAATCACTGACCAGCAAACTGGTAATTGTAGGATATGCTCCTGTGATTGGATTGGTTGTGCCATTGGGTGCCCAACGTGCATCAGCGAACAAGATACCATTGCTGGTGGTCTGGTCTGTGTTGTCCAACAACACCCACTCGTCGTTGCCGTTGACATTGGTCCAGCGATAGGTCTGCGGATAGTTTTCTAGATCACTGGTATCAATCCACAAGTCGCCCGGTACCAATGCGCTTTCGCTTTCATCAGTTTGTGTGAGAGGCGGAGTTGCTGCAAATATTGGACCTGTGGCATTGGTCAGAGCCAGGTTGTCACCGCGCACATCATTGGTGACATTTTGATAGCCTTTCCACTCGCCACCGTCTTGAATCATGATATCGGCCACGGTGCTGGTACTGTAATACCATAAACGATCATTGGCTGGATCTTGATCAGGAGCTGTGTTGCTGGCTGTGTAGGTAAATGTAGGTGTAGTAACCCAGTTGCTGAGTATGATACCACTGACGTTGCCGTTTACAAAATTGTTTCTGACACCGCGCACAGAAGTCACAAAACCAGCTGTGGTCACAGGAACACCAGCAGTGTTGACCAACTTGATGCTGCCGCCTGCTGCATGAGTGATAACAATAGCACCGGCACTGTTGATAGAGGCACTGACAAAGGCTACGTTGGCAGCACTCACTGCTGATATAAAATCAGAAGCAGTTGTGCCTAATAATGTTGCTGTAACTGGTGTGGTAAACGTGGTTGATCCAGGTTCAGACGCTGAAATAGTAAATGTGTTTCCACTTATAAAAGGGCCTGGAGTTGTATCGTTGCCGGTGATTATCGTGGCACCAGAAGCAAATCTTTCATAGATCGTGAACTGTGAAATTACCTGCACGGTGCTGTCAGCAAAGTCATAACCACCTGGATTGAGTGCGATGGTGGCTCCGGCTGGAATGTTTATACCGCCGCCGGTGGAATCCAACTGATAAAGAGCATCCGACTCACTTGGGTACCATGGGCAACCTTGCTGTACAAACTGTCCCAGTGTGCTGTCATATTTCTTGACAACCAAATTCAGACCCAAATTCACATTGTTCATTTTTTGCCAGACGCTGCCGGTGGGTGCTGGCTCGGTCTGTGTGCTGCCCCAACGTGGTGCATTGTAGCTGTAGGATGTCAACAGCTTGGGTGCATTGTAAACACCAACAGTGATGCCCAATGCAGCCAATGGAGTGCCTGTTTGATTAGCAATTTGAATCACACCGCTGACGTTGGAACTGTCATTGGATGCATCGCTGTCACCATAAATCTGTAATTGTCCATTGATAAATGAACTGTAAACACCAGGAATGGCAGCCGAGTTGATGGCATCGCTTAGACCTTCTACTGTGTTGTTGGGTGCGCCTGGCACACTGACGTTGAATCCGTTGATGGTAATGGCATTGCCCAATGGCAGTGTGGTAGGTGCCAGAGTACCTTGTATGGTTGGCCATGCTGTCTTCCAGTCATCGCTGCCTAGCAATACCCAGGTGTTGTAAAGGTTTCCAAGAGCCACACTGGATGTTTGATCCGATGTAGGACCACCGCGCTTGAAATAAACAGGGTTGTTGGTGCTTTCGGTCACAATAGCATATTCACCGATGCTGCCAATGCTTTGTAGTGGCACTGTGCTGGAAGGTTCTAAATCAGCAGACTCTGTGATTGCCAGAGGAATCTTGTTGGCAAAGGAGCCAGTGCCGCTGGCGTTCCACTGGAACAAACCAGCAGCGGAACTGCTGTCATCTAACCAATAGGTACCGTTGTTGGGTTCGCCGGTAGGCCGAACCAAAGTAGCCGTGAGTTCGGCTAAGTCAATGTCGGCACGTTGTACATAGCAACGATTTGACACGCCCAGGGCACTGTAGGCTGCCAATAATCCGTATTCGTTTAGCTCGTAACCATTGATAGGTGTACCTGCTGTGGTCTTGTAAAAGAACGGATTTCCGTATGTGGCCAATAGATCTCGCTGGCTGGTCATTTCTCTGACCTGATTGGCATTTGCAGCCAATGTGCCAGCAGCTACCCCTATTCCTGCGCCAGAAACTTTGTTTTGTGCAGTTACCAACAAGATATAAGGGACTGAGTTGGTAGCAGAAGGGATATATTGACTTTCGTCAATGATGGTGACTTCTACGCCTGGTGATGTTAGTGCCATGGTAATTCCTTTTTCTAATTACTGATATTTATAGAAAAAACCAAAAACACCTGGTTATTGCGTCCCTACTTAGTAGGTTTATGTCGTAAATAGCTCATGAGACCTGTTTGTTTGGCCTGCAATCAACGGCCCAGAGCTATTGCCTACTATCGTAACGAAAAGGTGCAGTATCGCAGGCTGTGCGAGTACTGTATCCGACGCGGACGGCGCATCAAACCTCCTGTACCGCGTTGGCAATCAGCAGGCTACAAAAAGAAAAATTCCTGTGATCGTTGCGGGTTTAAAAGCAAATACAGTGCGCAGTTGCTGGTGTTCCATGTAGACGGCGATCTAAACAACACTGCGGCCAGAAATCTCAAAACAGTGTGTCAGAATTGTGTGGTTGAAATCAAATGGGCTGATCTGCCCTGGAGACCGGGAGATCTTGAACCAGACGTGTGACCTGACCGTACAAGTGATCCATACTGGAGTTGTTGTCTAAAACTGCGTCAAATTCAGTGCCAATCCAGGCTGTTTCAGAAGCGTGTATGTTGAATCGTTCTAGTTGCGTCTTTGCCCATGACCATTCTAAATTGCGCTCTGGGCCACGATTCACTGTTTCTGCAAAACCATACCAATCGGGATCTGCGCCGCGATGTACTCGTATGACCATGCCGCCGGCTCGTTTTATAGCGGCTATTTCATTGGGGAATCTACAGTCACTTATGACCACATCATCGGTGGTTTTACGCAGTTTGTTTTCAAGACTGGCAATCCAGGTATCGTCATGAAAGCTCTTGCGTACCACTTCTGTGCCCCAGTATTGCAGCACCCAGCGAGGAGTGATTGGCATGCCCAAGCGATTGGTCCACCATGGATCCTGTTGTTCGCGCCATTCGCGACTTTGTCTGGTACGCCCTTCCAAGAGTTCGCGATCCCAACCAAACACACTGCTTACTGCATCTTTGAGTGTGTTGGCAAAACTTTCGCGCCGGAACTGATGTATGTTTACCAAGTAGTCAGCTATGGTATCTTTGCCTGCACCAATGAGGCCGCATACTCCAATGATCATGTTATTCCCTCAAGTGTTTGTGATATGATCCAGCGTTGATATTACATCGTCAATGTCGGCTGTGATGCCAATTTTATGCAACGACTGTTCAAGTTTGTTTTTATATCCAATGGCTATGTTTATCAAATGATTATAGTTGTGTTCTACATCTTGTGCAATCCTTGTTTCGTTCATTTTATGTTCCAGCCAATATTTGGTATGTTCAACGATGGAATCCAACCTTTGCTCAACTTCTGGCACGATATCATAATTGGGTTTTGGTACATAATATTCAAAGGTCCGAAAGCCCATCTGTGTAAGGACTCTATTTGAGTGCATGTCACCGGCTATGATAAAAGGCAAGCGATTCAACACTGTAATCCAAGTCTTTTCTGTGAACCAAGGACGTATATGTGTCATGTATGTTTCAGATATCACCCTGAATTTTGTTTGTCTGAATAAATCAACATTGTAGGGTATTCCTCCATAGTGCAGATCATTGACTTGAATATTGATATTGACAGAATCTGGATTTCGTATATGCTCCTTCACAAACCGCTGAAATTCTTCCCAACCCAGCTCATTGATCCACTTGTATGCTTGAGAGCGATTGCCATCATGCACAAACAAAGACCAAATACAACGATCCAGTAATCCTTGCTGTTTGAATTTGTATAACAAACGTATTCTGTTGGCTTTTTGTGGTTTTCCTGTCAAAAATAAAAATTTGTCAGCATCTATATTCCACTGCGTTGACACAGGGTTCTTTTTTTTGATCACCAACTCGTTGTATGTTCTCCAGATAAAAAAATCAAAGTAAAGAACATGGCATTTGAGATGATCAAATTGTTGTTGATATTGTTGACACCAAGAGTTCAAGATCAAGATTACTTTGACATTTTTTTGATTTAATAAATCGA